TTATTTGGTGGGATTGAGTGGTTTTTCTTTTCTGATGTAATGTTGAGTGGTGCGTGCAGAAGTATGGCCAAGTTGTTTTCTTGCTCGTTCATCATCAATCATTAATGAAAGGTCTGTTGCCGCTTTAGCACGGAGATCTCTCAATTGCACTTGGTTGATCTCTTCGGCTAGCTCTTTATATTTTCTTGATGCCGCATTACGGGTATCTTTGAAATAATCAGTAAGCGATCTCCGCTCGAGTTTTCGCCCCCATTTATTCGTAAACAGAAACTGATTTTCTTCAGTGATCCGCTTGTCGATAATCTCTTTTAGTTTACCTATAACTTTAATAGCAACACGTTTACCTGTTTTTTGCTGTGTAATATGCAGTAAATCATTGTAGATATGCGAACTATGGATTTTCACCACATCTATTGGACGTTGTCCGGTTAAATACATCACATCCATAATATCCTTCATATCACCTGTAGCGCAGTCGTATATTTTATCTAGGATATAATCTTCAATGTACACATCACGGTAATTTACTTTGAATTTTTTAACCCCTGTTGACGGGCTGATCTTTTCAGTGTAACCCCATTCTCTCGCCATGCTCCAAATGTGGCCAAATAACCCAACTTCGATATTTGCGGTTGGTTTAACGTCTTTTCTCCAATCTAAATATTCACGAACGTGAATAGGCTCTATTTCATCAAGAGTAAATGGTGGATCTTGGAAGTATTGGCGCAATTTCTTTATAGCCTGAATGTTTGAGTTTCGAGTATTCTTAGCTTTTTTAAGAGGCACAACTTCTTTTTCATATCGTTCAAGCACTTCAATAAACAGAATATTGTCTTTCTTCGTGAGATACTGCATATTCAGCTTTGCAGCTTCCAGAATAGCAATGTGTTTATCTTTTCCTAACGCAACTTCTTTTTTATCGGCCATCGTGTAGTAGTAATAAACTACGATTGAGCCATCTGCTCTTTTGCGATTCCGGCATACTAAGCCTTGTGGCAATCCTTGATTAATTCGTTTTCTTGGACGTGCCATAATATCCCCCTTACTAACTTAATACTGCAGACCGCCTTCTTTCTTTTGTTTGTGTAATCTGCCGCACTTTCTCACCTTTCAAAATCTTGTTACCATCAGATCGTAGTACAAGCGGGAACTTTCTATTTCCTTTTGGATGAAGAAAAGGAATTCCAAACTCATTCAAGCTTTTCATCTGATATTTAGGACAAACATATCCAGTTATTAACGCTAATAATTCTGGACTGCAGTATTCATCAAAAAATTCTCTTCCCATATAAACTCCAATAAAAAACCGCACAAAAGTGCGGTCTAAATTAATCGTCTAAAGCGTTTTTCATGGCATCTAGCCATGCTTTAGCGTCAGATTCGGCGCGGAAACAATTACCGCTTAATTAGCTCCTTTAACAAACAACATCCAATGTGTGTTATTCAGGCGCCCAGATTTATGTCCAATTATTGGATTTACGCCGATAATTTTTAAAATCTCATTGACTGTTATTTGCGTTTCATTCCACTTGAAAATGAGGGTGCCAAAATCATCAAGCACCCTTATACACTCATCAAAACCTTTTTTAAGCTGCGTTTGCCAATCCTCGTCAAGCCGACCATATTTTTTGACTAACCAAGATTTGTCACCACCTTTTATTAAGTGAGGGGGATCAAAAATCACGCATTTGAAAGATTTATCAGGGTATGGCATATAGGTGAAATCATGAATCACATCAGGCGATACTTCTAAATGTCTAATCTTGTCACGATCCTTAAAACTTAGTTTTTGGTTTCTTATATCTGCAAAAAGCACATTCGGATTATTCTTATCAAAGTAAAACATTCTTCCGCCACAGCAAGCATCTAGAATTGGTTTCATCTTATCTCCTTTAAAACAAAAGGCGCTCCAAGTGAGTGCCTATTGGGTTGTTAAATATTAATTCACCACGGCTTGCAAATGTCAGGCACTTCAATAACCATAATTTGCTCTGGTTTTATTCTTTTGTACTTAATCCAATATTTGACGATTTCCAATGCTTCTCCCTCGCTGACCGTTTCCCTAGTTTCTCTAACCATTCCCCACTCATGTCCAAATTGGCACTCAATGACAACGTATCTTTTGCCATTTGATACTTGTACGTCCTGTCTAAACATCTTTTACTCCACGAGAGATAAGCCAAATTTTAATTCTGAAGTAAAACTCACATTCTTTCATTCTATCTTCATCGAGTTTCTGTAGTTTTCTTCCTATTAAAATAAAGTAAAAAGATATTAGAGCGGTCATAATCAACCGATATAATGTGTCATCTATCATCTTTAATCACCCAAAGTGCGGTCGTTTTTTACTTAGCGGTCATGACATCAACAACTGGTAATACATTAACCGAACTCCCAGATTGGATTGAGTGAATAATTCGTTCCGGGGTTTCTTTCACAAAGATAGTGCCATCTTCAAATTGAATAGCTGTGTCATTTTCATCTTTAGTGATAGTTTGAATTTGTTCTACATTGATGAAAATATCTGATTCATCCGTATTAGTTAGTTTGATAAATTTAGCCATGTGGTTCTCCTACATTTGTGCAGATCGATTTAATCGGGCCATTGTTTGTTGGTGGATATAAATTTGAGTTTCAAATTCACGAAGTGCGGTCAATTTTGCAATTAATTTTTCGTCATTGATTAATGCGTGGTAGCCATCAATCAGACTTTGAATTCGTTTTTTACCAATTCCTTTGCAGTGTTGATATTTCTCTAATCCAACTAATCGCATATCGGCAAAATCATTACAGCCATTTTTACGAAGGATCGTCCAAGTTGCTTTATCTGTGTAAGCTGTTGGATCTATTTCACGTAATGCGGCCATTCCTTCTTCACGCAATGCTTTAATTTCGAATGGTGTTTTGAGCGTTGTTTCCACTTTCTTCCAGGTTAAAAGTTTTTTGATGTAATCATCTGTAAACTCTTTTTTTTCTGGTGATGCAATAAGGAAAGGGGAGAGTACGTGCTCTTCGTTTACATCGTTTAAAATGGCATTGATATTGTCATTGACGTAATCAGTCATTTCAGGTGCGGTGAATGCAAATTGGTTAGCAAGAGATTGATATTCAAATTTTATATAACCTCTTCCAAGTTGATCACGGCAAATAACACCAAAAACAAAAGACCATGGGCGAGACTTGTTATACATCAGCTCGAAATCTTGTTCAGTGGCCGTTGTTCTGTCTTGTGGAATATTATTTTTTATCCATTCTGTGCCGTCGTTTCCTAATCCAATAACTGAAAGCACAAGAGAGTTGCGACATATTCTGTCGCTCTGCCGTTTTATGTTGGCATTTTTATCATGCTTTTTACGTGGTTTCTTACTTGTCGCCATAGTTTAAAATCTCAGTTAAGTGTTTAAATTGGGCAAGGTATGCTGATTCGGCTTCATGCGGTTGCCAAAAAACAATTGCAATATTTGCTGTAGAGACACCGTCCAATTGTGGCCACTCTACAGATGCCGGTGGAAGTAACTGTTCTTTTTCCGTTGCAAGCATAGATAAATCCATAGATTTAATTGCTGGCAATTTTTTATACTCAACATTAAAACGCTGGTGGATTGCTAAATTAAAGCGATCTTCAATATTGCGATAAGGCTCACTTAGCAAATGTTTGAGTGGAGTCGGAATATCTTTCAAGTATGCTTCTGCTGCATCGTGCAGTAGAAAAATAAATGCAAGCTCAGGCAATCCCATTTCTTCAAAAACGTAGCTACCAAGTACACAATGCTGAGCTACGCTATAAGGTTCAGCAGTTTGACCAATAAAGCGGTTTTCAAAGCTAAGGTTATGCGCAATATCACGAATATCAATTTCGTTAGGATCCGGCTTAATGTAGTCAATGGTATGGCCATAATAGGTATTAATGCGGTACATAGATTTTTCTCGTTTTAAGTTTCACTTCTTCTTGGTGCATTTTTTGGCACCATTCCGCACGGCTTATGCACCAGTGCTTATTTATCTCTTTTCCGGTTAGCTTTGATGCTTTTTTCCAAAGCACATAAGCAGATTGATAATTTTTCTTACGCTCTTCCTTAGCGGCAAGTTCGCTGTTGGTTTTAAAAGGTAGTTTCATTTAAATTCCTTATTAATTTCAGCTTGTTTAATAGATACGTAAGCACGAGCCTGTTTTTCGCCTTCTTCGGTTAAATTCTTTTGATATTCTCCATGTTCAGCAATCCACTGCACTCTTGCTTTTTCTCGTTCTAGTGCAGGGTTGGTGTATTCCTTTGCATCTACCGCTAATGCGGTGAAAATAGCAATTGCGGCAACAATGATTGAACAAACTGTTGCAACACCGTAGGCGGTATTTTTAATAAATCTTGTGAATTGATTTTGTTTCATGAGTAGATCCTTGTAGTGATGGTGGAATTAGGTAAAAAAATCCCCTAGTGCAAAGGTGTAAAGCAACTAGGGGGCTAACCAATTTAAAGTAAGTGTTTTTAAACTAAGGTATGCCGTTTCCAGCTAGAGCCGCTCTCACACCACTTGAACAAAGTGTAAAATTAGTGATGTTTCTACTTGAAAGCGGCTTTAGCTGGTGGCTCCAAGAACCATTAAGGCGCCTTTCTTTATGCTTGCAAGGCTCAAGCTTAGTTTTAGATTTTCATTGTGCCAACACTGACTGAAATGCTTGTTTCTTTTAAAGCAAGCGTGAGCTTATCCGCAAATTCTTGCGCAATAGATTCTTGGATTTGTTCTGCTTTAATCAAACGAGCTACTAGCACTGGCTTATCACCACCCGTAAGGATTGATAAGCGAAGCGTAAATGCTTGGCTATCTAAGCCTTTGTATGTGTGCGTGTTAAACACAAAATATTTCGGTAGTTGTAACTTGCTTTTTGCTTCTACACTTTCCATCGCTGAACGTGATGCAGCAAACTCCCCAACTTCGTGTTCTTCATTTCTAGCATAATCTAAAGTAATTTTACGCACCGCTTGAATTGCTGAAGTGAATGACATTAATTCATCATCTTCACTGTAAGCGGTGATGAAATCGCGCCAATCTTCAAGCCATTCAGAAAATTCACGCTGATCACATTTTTTACCTTGGAAATCACATAGTGCTTTAAATGCCGACGTTTTTTCCATATTTAAAAGTGCGCGATGGTTGGCGTGAAGAGGTTGTTTGAGAGAGCCAATATCAAAGACAATTTCTGCACCAAGATTTTTCTCGTCAATAAAACATTGAGCATTGTCTTGCTGATACTGTGCGGCATAAGCCGTAAAACTATCAAAGTTATATGTTGAAAATACTGCACGAAATTGATTGCGAAATTGATTTTGTGATTCCAACGAATGGATTTTCATATCACTTGGCAGGATAGCGATTGGATAATCGCTTTTCCCTACGTGAACACTAGATAAAACAAGTTCTTTAAGTTGTTGTAAATTTTCGTTCATTTAAAGCTCCTATGCTGCTTTTACAATTTTTAAAGTGCCATTTGGTGTTGGCTCTGGTTTTTCAGGCGTTGCACAAAGTGCACCACCTTTATGTACGTACATTGGTGTCGCAGTAGTATCCTCTTCGGAAGATTTCCCGCGTTTTGTAGGCTTGATATAGCTTAGCTTGTGTTGAATTTGAACGGATGGATTATCGCTATCCATTCTCTTTAACGTAAATTCGACCTTCACTGTGCCTTGCTTGTCATTATTTAAAACACCCAATGCAACCTCTGAAAGAGCTGTGGCGAGTTTATTTTCAAAGATCCCTGCGTCAAGCTCTTCAAGAAACTCGTGTACGTTTGTTTTTGCCATTTTTATTTCTCCTATTCAAATAAGTGTTGTAATGGTTTTACCATTTCAAAGCACACTTGATATTGATGTCTTAACTTCAAATATGCTTTGAAATAAACCGATCCGTGGGCTTGTTACCATTTCCCCGACCGAACTCGTATCCTCTAAGGGATTGCTTAAAGATATAAACAGCGCTGCCATTGACCTGCCAACCACATCACTTCGGTTAAACACGCAGTACAGTTTTCTGCTCTGGGGTTACTCGACTTAAACAGCCGATAATTTATATCCCGCACGAGACCAAATTGTCTAAAACTCAAAACAGGTTAATGATGAGTGCCTTTCTTTATACTTGTAAGGCTCAAGTCCTCTTGTATGCGACTACAACGAGGAATATAATGCTCTCTGCGACTACAATTTAATCAGAGGAACATCATGGAAGAGTACGCCAAGTTACTTAATACCATACTTACCAAGGTAGTTTTTAATCACATGACTATGTTCTTCGTTTTCTTATTTATTGGCTTTACGTTCATTCCACCAGAATTAACGTTGTATCTCAACGCTAAAACACCGGCATTCTTTCCTGATTGGTTCACTCTTGCCAATTTTGGTTCTTTGATATTTGCGTTGGTTTCTACGATGATTTGGATTCTTATTTCTAATGTGACCAAATCAATTTTTTCAAAACTGCGTGAATCATTAAAAACTAATTCAGAGCAAGCTAGATTAATCAATCTACTTCATAATTTATCAACAGAAGAGCAACATGTTCTTGCAATGTCCTGCCTTAATGAGCGAATTATTTTCCCAGATGACAGAACTAAGTTAGCCATTGAAAAACTCTTGTCAAAAGAACTTATTTCGCACGGCTGGACTAATGATAAATACGAGTTAAATCCACTTATTCGCAATGTTGCTCTTGCTGAGCTTGATAAACAGATGAATTCCCATCACTAACCTGTTTCAAATTTTTAAAGAGCGTTGCCTTTCGGCTTGGTTGTAAAACCTTTATTCAAGCCCTCGCGGTGAGGGCTTAGTAAAGATTCTTATTGTTTTGTTAATTGCTCCGCTTTTACTGGGAACCAGTAACATTCGTTGTTTAAGTGGATAAATCTTTCTGTTTTCACATCCTTAACATCTTTGGCGAAACCGATGATTTTGTAAGGACCAAATTTAACTCCATTCTCATTTGTGTAAGTGACAAGCTCATCAACTACAAAATCACAACCGCTTGGAGCTTTATCGTTAATTCCTTTTTTAAAGTTTAGAATCTCAATCATTTTGTTCACCATGTGTATCTCGTTTTGATGGGTGTAGTTTAAGAAAACTTAAATCAAAACGCAATACATAATTTAAGAAAAATTAATAAATATTTTAAGATTACTTAAATTTCAACGAGTTGGATTGATTCGGTTGCTTAATTTTTGAACAATGAAGAAATGAAATAGGGCTACACTTTGAAAAAGTGCGGTAGAAAAGTGCAGTGAATTTTAGGCAAAAGAAAACCGCCACGAGGGCGGTTTGGTAAATTATCGCTTTGCTTGTTTTTGTTGAATCAGTATATCTAACTTGTCATCTATGCTGTCAACTTTCTTCTCAACCATAGCAAGACGAGTATCAATGCTATCAAGTTTTACTTCTACTTTGGTTAAGCGAACATCAGTGGAGTGTAGTTTTTCATCCATTTGCTGAAATCTATTATCGACTTGTAAGAATCGCTGATTAGTTTCTTTTTGAGTGTCCCAATGTAAAGCGTAGCCACCGGCAGCGACACCTAAAATGATTGCTAACAACCATTTAAAGTTAGAATTTAACTTTTCGGATAGATACTCTTTAGAGGCGTAATTGCTCTTGATCTCGCCTAAATCCTTGTCTATTCTAAATACGCTTTTTTCTAGTTCGCTCATTCTAAATGTATAATCTGTAAAAATAGCCTCATCTCTCATATATAGAGTTTCGCCCTTTATGTTACTAGATGGTATATTACCACCTTGGTAGAACTGATCATAGGGGGCGGACGAAATATTTTCATCTTTAAATTTAGATTTCATTAGGATTATCCTCTTTACTATTCAAGTATTCTAGGATTTTATTTTTTCTGAACGTTCTCACATAGCTACAATTGTCACAAATCAAATGAATGACAGGAGCCGAATAATGTTGTGTGCCTATTATTATGCCAAATTCCGATGCCAAGCTACTATACTGCGCTCTTGGCACATTACCCTGTTCGATCATTGTTCTTAATTCTACTAAACCTGGATATTGAGTACCTGATAGTGTTGGTTGGTAAACAATTCTTTGCGGCGTCAATGGCTTATCCGTTTCTCCATTAATCACATCTTCGCAATCTAATAAAGAGTGGCTTTCATTACCACAAACAGGGCAGCGAAAAGTGTTTAAACTTGCGCCTTTGTGATTCAAAAATTCGGCGAACTCATCGCCACTTATTCTGTAAAAAACATCTTTTTTAGTCATAAGATTATACCCTTTTAAAAAACACTAAATGAATATCTTTAGTTACTATCTTTTTCTGCGATAAATTCGATGTTCAACCATTGTTCCGATAATCCGAATTTCTTGTTTCAGGGAAGATAATGTAGGGTAATCTGAATTTAATGGCACTAACTCAAAATGATGCCGCCCCAACTCGTCTATATCGCCAATCGGTCTATATTTTTTAAATGTTGCCTCATAATCGCCATTAATAGCTGCTACAAATTCGCCAGCTCTTGGCTCTATGTGTGGATCTATAATTATTACATCGCCCGCTTTGAAATCGGGTTCCATTGAATCTCCCTTTATTTCTAAGGCAAAAGCGTCGTCAGACGTATCTATAAATGTGTAGATATAATTAAAATCACCGGTGCTTTCTTTTAAATCATCAATTCCCGTCCAAGTGCCCGCTTGCACATAACTAATTAAAGGAACCTTATTCGCGCCAATACTTGCCGGTATTACGTTTGAAGACGAGCCTTCCCCCCTTAATAACCACAGGAGATCGCATTCTAATACCGTTGATAGATCTACTAAATTTTCAGAATTAGGCTTAGTCGTATCAGATTCCCATTGTGAAATGGCAACATGAGATACACCCTTAATGGCATTGGCGACATCTTTCTGAGTAAGTTTTAACTCAGTTCTACGCTGTCTTATACGCTTCCCAATCGTTTCGCTTTTCATAGATACCCTCAAAAAATTTTAGTTAAGTTATCTTAACAAATGTTGATTTAAGTATTCTTTAATAATATACTTTAAGAAGTCTTAAACAATGTAAGGATGAATCATGCTTAAAAATGATGTTATTGCTCATTTTGGAAAGCTCGAAAATGTCGCAAAAGCACTTTCTATTAGCGTAGCCGCCGTTTCTCAATGGAAAGATGTAATCCCAGAGAAAAATGCGTACCGACTACAAGAAATCACTAATGGAAAGCTAAAGATAGATCGCGAGCTTTACCAAAAATCATAGATTTAGTGTATCGGCACTTATCAAAAAGAAAACCATAAAAACAAGGGAAAAATTATGGCGATGAAACAAGTCATCATCGAGATGATCGAGAAAATCCCAGGCGGCAAAAGTGCGGTGGCGGGATTTCTCGGATTTTCGGAGGCGGAATTAAATAACCGGCTTTATCAGACAAAAGGGCAGCGGTTCAAAGACGAAGAATTGATTGCTATTCAGCAAGAGTTCGGCGTAACGGATTACACGGAAGAATTATGCCGTTTAACCGGCGGTTGTTTTGTACCACACCCTGAAGCAGACCAGTTAGACAGCGTGGAAATTTCGGTGTTACAGCTGCATGAACAATCCGCTCGTGGATTACTTTTTGAAGTGCTTGAAACCGCGTTGGAAGACGGTGAAATCACCTCGCATGAGGAAGACAAAATCCGTCGCGCGCTGGATAAACACTTGGCGGCGACACAACACACGATTGAGTGCGTTATATCGCTAAATAAACGGCAATAAAAAACCACGGCGGCCACCGTGGTTAATTACACTCACAAGGAGTTCACAAGATGAATGAATTATTACCGATTAATGATAAAAATGCAAGTGCATTAACAATGAGCAGTCGAGAAATAACAAAACTTGTTAATTCTAGACATAGTGACGTGTGTAAAAGCATTGAAACGCTTATTTCAAAAGGTGTGATTGGGGGGTATCAGCCGAAACCGTACACCCACCCACAGAATGGTCAAATCTACTATGAGTATTTTTTGAATAAGCGCGACACTTATATTTTAGTTGCTCAGTTTTCACCGGAATTCACAGCGGCAGTTATTGACCGTTGGCAAGAGTTAGAAAACCAACAAAATCTGACCGCACTTTTACCGCAGAATTATCTTCAAGCCTTAGAGCAGTTGGTGGCATCAGAGAAAGAGAAACAAGCTTTAGCGTTAGAGAACAAGGCGATGAAACCTAAAGCGGACTTTGTGGATCTTTACGTTGATATTGGCACAACAAAATCATTACGCGAAACGGCAAAAATCTTAAATATGCCAGAGAAAGCGATGATTGCTGCACTAGAGCGTGATAAAGCGTTATATCGTCAATCAGGCAATCTTATTCCATATTCAGACAAACAAAGCCGTGGCTTATTTACAGTAAAAACAGGTACAGCAGAGCACGGTCACAACTTTACACAAACTCGCGTGACATCGAAAGGTATTCAATGGATCGCACAACGTTACGCATCGGAGTTAATGCTATGAGTAAATTTATCCCTAATTCTTTTCAGATCCCTAATGCTTTTGTAGATGAAGTGATGTTTGCCCTTTCTGGTAACGCTGTAAAAGCCTATTTGTTGGTGGCTCGTAAAACGACTGGTTGGCAGAAAGAGAGTGATTTTATTTCTATTGAACAATTTAAACAATTCACTGGCATCAACCGAGACAAAACTATCTATGAAATTCTTAAAGAGCTTGAAGAAGTTGGTTTGATTCGTACTGTTAAAACCGCTGGAAGAACGACTGAATTCTATTTAGTGAAAGACCTTCCTAACGTTGAAAATAAACCAGTGGCGAAAAGTGCTACCAGTGGCGAAAAACGCCACCAGTTACAAAAAACGCCACCAGTGGCGAAAAGTGCTACCAGTGGCGAAAAACGCCACCAGTTACAAAAAACGCCACCAGTGGCGAAAAGTGCCACGACACCAGTGGCGGAAAACGCCACCGCCACCCCTGGCGAAAAACGCCACCCTACAAAAACAAATAATAAAACAAATATAAATAACCCCCCTATAGTCCCCCCAGCTGAGCAAGTTGTGTTGGATTATTTGAACACGGCATTGGCAAATCTTGCTGAAGAGCAAGGCGAACGAAAACCAACAGGCTACAAGCTCACTGACAAAACAAAACAAGCGATTGGTGCTCGATTGGCTGAATTCGATTTGGGTGTGTGTAAACGTGTGGTGGATTATCTCGTGTCGAAATGGGGCCGTGATCCGAAAATGGTTGAGTATCTCCGACCAAGTACGATTTTCCGTCCAACAAACTTTGGTGAGTATGTCGTCGGCTCAGAACGTTGGGATAACAAGGGCAGACCAGAAATGCGAGACGGTGCTTGGGTGATGGCTGATGGCACGATGTTAAAACCGAAAGGCAGTGCACCAAACCCAGCAAGCAAAAGCACGGATTGGGCAAAGGGCAGACAAATTAAAATTCGTAATCCGCAAGTAGCGGAAAAACTACGCAAAATGGGGATGTTGAAATGAACGTGGCAATCAGACAAGAAAATTGTGTTTCAGGTGTTGATTTAAATACTCATGTTTCAGAATTAGTGAATCAGTTATTTAATCGCTTGTGCGCTTACTGCAACCGTTGGCGCTATAACTACCCAACAGACGAAGCATTGGAAGAAGCGAAGTTTATTTGGATTGAGGAGCTAGTGAACCATGATGTTTTATCTGTGGATATGTTAGAGCGTGGATTAGCAAGAGTTCGTGCAGCGAGAAATGATTATTTTCCAAACCTGTTTGATTTCATCGAGTGGTGCAAAATTCCAATGGATTTACCGTCAGAAGAAGAATTGGCACAGCGTTTAGCAAGTTTCCAACGTTACGGTATGGCTGATGTAGATAAATTTAAATTCAATTCTACCGTGGAATATTGGTTGATCACTGATTTGTATTGTCGTTGTCGTCGATACACTTGGTCAGTAGAGCAGTTACGAAAAGAAATTAAACAGGCCTTACGCAATATGGCAGATCGCTTAAAAAATGGTGAAGTGTTACCGGAACCAACAAAACAATTACCATCGCAAGCTACATCAATGCCAGTATCAAAAGCACGTCAAGCAGAGATTATTGCAAGCATTAAAGGATCGTTGCGGGGGCATTAATGCAAGTATTGTTGTTGACACCATATAAACAATCAGACCTTGGTTTAATGATGTTTAGAATTCCGCGCAATGCTGCACAAGTAATGACAAAGAGAATGGTGTTAATGCCAGAACCTATTGAATTACAACATAAGGAATCTGGTGTAGTTAATTGGCAAGGGGCTATTAGTGAAGAATTTCCACCGTTGGTGGTGGATTTCTTAAAAAATAATGAAGTGCGGTCAAATTTACTTACAAAAAAATCGTTAATGAATTTTGTGGGCAGTATTAAACATTGTCAGTTGAGTGATGGTGAATACTGTCATAAAGAACTAACAATTACTCCGCACTTAGACGGTTTTATCAGAACTTGTTGGCACCACGATACAGAAATGCGCAAGGGAAACTATGATGCAGAAAAAGCAACGTTGGTGGTGGAGCAAAATATAGAGCAAGCAATCATTGCAAAAATCCAAGTAGATTTAAAACATGCTCGCCCTTTAACAGAATCAGATTTAGTGCTGTATTGTTTTAAGAATGGACTTCAACGTTTATTGAGTGATGCGTTATTAAGAAAGGTCTTTAGTGTTAAAAATTACGAACGAGACAATAAAGAAAGTTCCACTCGTTTTGAAGATCCTCTTATTTATCACATGGACCGTTTAGATAAAGCCATTTTAAATTTAAAAGCAGATGATGATCCGCCACTTCAATATATGGCAAGACCAAAGCCACAATATATCCGTTCTGAAAAATGGTTACGTTGGGTAAAAACTCAGCCTTGTGTGTGCTGTGGTAAACAAGCAGATGATCCACATCATTTAATTGGTCATGGTAATGGTGTGATGGGAAGTAAAGCAGATGATTTGGATTGTGTGCCGCTTTGCCGAATTCATCATAATGAATTACATCAAAACGTAAAAGCATTTGAAGAAAAGTATGGTTCACAAATAGAGCTTTGGCATAAGTTCTTTTTATATGCCATCAAGATTGGTGCATTAACTATTGATTAATAGATTAACAATAAAAAGTGCGGTCTTTTTTAAAGTGAGATTTCTATGACAACGATAACGCTTGAACTACCATTTCCACCTTCTGTTAATACCTATTGGCGCAGAGTAAATGGGAAAACATTAATTAGCGCGAAAGGACGCGCTTATGCAGCACAGGTCGCCTGGATGACAAGACGCTCAGCAAGATTTCCAGCTGGTATTCGTGCTGCAGTGGTGGTGGAAGCATTTATGCCGGATAGAAGAATGCGTGATTTGGATAATCTTTTTAAATCATTATTAGACGCGTTAGTGAAAGCGGGCGTGTTGGTGGACGATAGTGTTATTGATGATTTGAGAATTGTACGCAAATGTGTAGTCAAGGGTGGAAAGGTTTTAGTGTCGATTAAGGAGATAGTATGTTAGATATTGATGTAATTGTTGTTGAGTTCGGTTATTGGGCAACACCAAGACATGAAACAGAATTTCCACGTGTTGCCGCTGGATTTGCAGAAATGAAATGTGAAGCACGTTACGCTCATAAATATCGCATTAATTCTATCTCTGATGACCTTGGTTTAAAAATTGATGGGTATCTTGGCATTATACGCAAGCTAACCCCTGAGCTTTATGATGTGTTTGTGTTGACCTACATTAAGCGATGGGAAAAACAAGAAATATTGACTTATCTACGGATTTCAAAAGCGGAATATTTCAACCGACTAAAAACCGTAAAAACGTCTTTATTGTTAATGATTGTGAGTGGTGGGAGTGAGTGTATTTGGATTGTTTAAAATATTTAAATTTTTTTAATAAAACCGCTTGACAGTCTAGACTAAATATGTATCATATAAGCTATAGTGCGTTCTTTGCACGTTACAAACACAGAATTGATTTTTAAACCCCTGATGGTTCTCCATCGGGGGTTTTTTATTGCCAAAAATATGGTGGGTATAAATGCAAATTCTCAAAGACATGCCTGTAGAGTCTCAGGCTTATGGTTGGCTAACTGCTTTATTCGGAGCTATGACTCTGTCCGAATGGTCTATTTTAATTGGTGTTCTTGTCACTATATGTGGTTATATACGTGAATCTCGTTATAAAAAACGAATGTTAGAACTCGAAGAAATTCGAGCGGGCGTTCGTGACAAAAACGGTGAAATGATACAGGGTGATAAATATGTCAAAACTAAAAAAAGCTAGCGCTTTTGGTGTTTGTTTAGTTAGTGTAATTGTTGGATTGGTATATGACTCTGAAGATCGTTCATCAGGAATTATAATTTCCGAGAATGGTGCACGCGAAACTGGTGATGAAGAAGGTTGTAGAACTAATCCGTATCAATGTGCAGCAAAAGAGTGGACATTTGGTATCGGAGCGGCTACTACGGGTGGTGCTAATGTCATAATTGGTAAAACCTATACAAATGAAGAAATAGCAGATCAGTATGCAAAAGATTTGCGCAAGGTTAGTAAGTGCATTATTGATTACTATCCATACAATGAAATGAACCAAAATCAAATAGATGCTTTGGGCTCATTAATTTTTAACATTGGGTGTCAAGGTTCTCGGTTTTACTTAGATAGAGAAAGTGGTCGTTTTAAAAAGACTCAGCTTTATAAGGCTGCAATTGATAAAGATTTTATTCGCATGTGTAATACTTTCCCTAATTATTCCAGGGTGAATGGTAAGGTGCATAAATCTATATTAAAACGAAGATTAAGGGAACGTGATTTATGTTTATCTCCAGTCAATAAAGTATAGTTGTTATGTGCATGGTTAGCCGGTGCGGTTATGGGAGCTATTAAATCAGATGGCGAAAGCGTAAACAAAAGAGCCTAAACCGCACCGCTATTTATTATAGGGGGTTAACATGATTGGTATTTGGCAATATATCAGTAACGGATTCACAAAGGTTTTATTGGTGTGCTCCGTTGTTTCTGCGTTTGTAATTCTTGCATTGTGTGGATGGATTCATCATCAGTCAGCAACTATTGATGGGTTGAATGGGAAGATTAAAACGCACCAAGAAACAATTGCTGCACAAAGTCAAACGATCACCCGATTAGAAGAAGATGCTGAGCGAAATAGACAGCTCACATTTGAGCTAAGTCAGGTGGAGTCAGATGCAAGGAGTAAATCAGATGCAGTTATCAAATCTATACCGAAACAAGTTAAAACCAGTAATGCTTTTAATACTAGCGCTCCTAGTAATGTTATTGAGTTCTTGCGCCAATAAAACTGTTGTAAAGAGTTGTTCTCAATTGCCTGCAGCATTGACCGCTCATTTAGATAAGACGGCATTTGCTGGTGATACTTATGGTGATGTGACAAAGTACGCTGTAATCCTAAAACGTGAACGTGATATGTGCTTAAACCGTATTGATAAAATTCGGGAGTGGCAAACAGAGAAGTTAAGTAAATAAAAGGTGAGTGACAATACTCGCCTTTTTTATTTTGGTGGGAACTATGCCAGCAAGAATACCTAAAGCATGCAGAAAGCAAGGCTGCAAGAATACAACAATCAACAGCAATGGTTATTGTGATGAACATCAAGGTTGTGGTTGGCAAAGACATCAGAAAGGAAAGACATCGTCTCAGCGTGGTTATGGAGCTCAATGGCGAAAAATAAGAGCTGTCGTGTTAGTTCGCGATAACTACTTGTGCCAAGAATGTTTAAAGCAAGGTCTGTTTGTAACAGCTACAACTGTTGACCACATAATCCCTAAGGCTCACGGTGGTAGTGACGACTTAACTAATCTACAAAGTTTATGTAATTCATGCCATAAATTCAAAACAGCGCGAGAACGCTTGAAATAGTGTTTAAAGTGCGGTTGTTTTTGTAACGGTAGGGGGTGGTGAAATCTCTACAGGTTTTGATAGGAAAAACCGCCACCCTAAGCTAATTTTCACGACCGCGAAATTAAGATTTTAAAGGTAAGCCAAAATGACAGGAAAAGCACTCGTTTCAGGTAGGGGGCGAAAGCCTAAGCCGACAGCAGTGAAAGAGCGTCAAGGCAATCCTGGTAAGAGAAAATTAAATAAAGATGAACCGCAGTTTAGCGAATTTGATGAGCATACACCGCCGCCAGATGATCTAGACGAGAATGGCAAAACAATGTGGGTCTTTGTGTTAAAAGAGTTGATCCCACAAAAAGTATTGCTAAAAACGGACTTGCAGACGGTTGCGAACTATTGCATTGCTTACCAAAACAGAAAGCAAGCTAATCGTGATATTGAGAAGTTCGGAAGCGTCATTGAATCTGATGCTGGTATTAAACGCAATCCAGCGTTTACCACGCTAAAGGAAGCAATGGCTGACATGGCTAAGTTTGGTTCATTACTTGGTTTAGATCCAAGTAGTCGCACTAGATTAGTTGGCAATGCTGACAATAAAATTGAGAATCCATTCGCGGAGTTAATGCAATGACAGATAATGTAAAAAAGGCAATTAAGTATGCCAAAGATGTTATTGCTGGCAAAATTCCTGCTTGCCGATTTATTGTAAAAACCTGTCAGCAGTTCATTGATGATTTAGAAAAGCAAAGTGCGGTTAAATTTCCTTATTATTTTGATGAAGTTAAAGCTGAAAAAGCGTGTAAATTCATTCAATATCTGCCACACACAAAAGGCGAGTGGGCATCAAAGCGTCAAAATATCACGCTTGAACCGTGGCAACTCTTCATTGTGGCAAATACTTTTGGGTGGCATAGAAAAAACGACAATCTGCGTCGTTACCGTGAAGTTTATGTTGAAGTACCCCGTAAAAATGGTAAATCAGCGATTTCTGCAGGTGTCGGCTTGTATATGTTCTGCATGGATAATGAGTTTGGTGCGGAAGTCTATTCAGGTGCAACCACCGAAAAACAAGCGTGGGAAGTATTCCGTCCTGCTCGATTGATGTGTAAGAAAACCGATCTTCTTTGCTCAACTTTCGGTATTGAAGTAAATGCCTCTAACTTGAACCGTCCTGCTGATGGTTCTCGTTTTGAACCGCTTATTGGCTCACCTGGTGACGGTGCATCGCCTAGTTGTGCGATAGTGGACGAATATCATGAGCATAAGAATGATGAGCTATATACCACAATGTTGACTGGTATGGGGGCACGTAAACAACCGCTTATGTTTATCATTACGACTGCAGGTTATAACATCGAAGGTCCTTGTTATGACAAACGCAGAGAAGTAATTGAAAAACTATCCGGTGCAATTCTGAATGATGAGCTATTTGGGATAATTTATACAATTGACGAAGATGATGATTGGACAGATGAAAGCGTATTACGCAAAGCAAATCCAAACTTTGATGTGTCAGTGTATGGCGATTACCTAATTAGTCAGCAAAACAAGGCAATTAATAATGCACGTCTGACCAATACTTTCAAAACTAAACACTTGAATGTATGGGTATCGGCTAAAGAAAGCTATTTCAATATGGTGAGCTGGGAAAACTGCAAGGATGAAACATTATCACTTGAAGATTTCCAAGATGATGATGTTGTGCTTGGCCTTGATATGGCGCGTAAGCTTGATATGAATTCGCTTGTTAAAGTGTTTGCTCGGATTATTGATGGTAAGCGGCATTATTATTGTATCGCTCCAGAATTCTTCGTTCCGGAAGATACTATCTATAACACTGATACCGCTTTAAAACGAGTGGTGGACAAATATCAAAAATGGGTAAATAGCGGGCATTTAACCGCAACAGATGGCGCGGAAGTTGATTATCGAGAGATAGAAGAAGTCATCAAAGATACCAATCAAGAGCATAGAGTTTCCTGTGTTGCGATTGACCCGCATGGAGCGATAGCAATCAGCCATAACTTAGCTGATGAAGGACTGAACCCTATAACCATTACACAAAACTACACCAACTTATCAGACCCAATGAAAGAATTGGAAGCGGCAATTGAATCAGGCCGTTTCCATCATGACGGGAATCCAATTATGACGTGGTGTATCGGTAATGTGGTTGGTAAGACAGTTCCAGGTAATGATGATGTCGTGCGTCCAATTAAAGAAATTCCTGAAAACAAAATAGACGGAGCGGTAGCTCTAATGATGGCAATAGGTCGCATTATGTTGAGCACTGATGATGAAAGCTTTTTCCCGAATGAGGTATTAGAACTATGAGAACTGTTATTTTAGATCTTTTAGGTCTAACAGGCTTTGGCTTGATGTCTTATGGAGTGTATCTCAAATATGGGGCTGATATTGCATTAATTGGCAGTGGGGCATTATTACTGCTTTTAACTATTTTGGCATCGAGAGGTAAACAATGATTTTTGATAAATTATTTAGCACTCGTTCACTTGAGAATCCAGCGGTGCCATTAAGTGCTGAATCAGCTTACGAAGAAATATTCGGAATGCAGCCGACTAAATCGGTTAGTCCTGATTTGGCGATGAAGTTATCTGCTGTTTATGCTTGTGTTTACGTGTTGTCGAGTTCGGTCGCACAATTACCGCTACACGTTAAGTGTAAGAGTGGAGACAAAGTAGAAACAGTAAAAGATCATCCAGCATATTACCTTCTACATGATAGCCCTAACGATTGGCAGACATCTTATAAATTGCGTGAATATGCACAAAGTTCTGTTTTATTGTACGGAAATGCTTATATCCATATTGTTCGTGATAAAAACGGTGGAGTTGTCTCGCTTGAATCATTAGAGCCGTGGAAAGTGCAGTTGCTTAAAAACGGAAGCCGTTATGTTTACGCTTACTACGGTGACGATAAGACAATGAGTCTGTCTCCGGATGATGTTTTACACATTAAGTCACTCGGACCATCAATAAAAATAGGTAAATCAGTAATCCAAACTCATGCTGAGACGATTGGCTTAGGGTTGGACGCTCGAAAATTTGCGAGCGGTTTTTTTGGTGGAAATGCTCGTCCTGCAGGTATTCTTTCGGTTAAGACGCCACTGAATAGTAACGCGTGGGAAAACTTTAAAAAGATGTGGCAAACAGCACAAGAAAAGCTGAGAAGTGAAGAAAATAAAACAATATTACTTCCTGCTGAGCTTGATTATAAGGCTTTGACCGTGTCACCAGTCGATACTGAACTGCTTTCAATGATGAAACTGAATCGTTCTGAGATAGCAGGTATTTTTAATGTTCCCGCACACATGATCAACGATTTGGAGAAAGCGACATTTTCCAATATATCAGAACAGACAATTCAGTTTATTCGATTCAGCGTTATGCCATGGGTGGTTAATTGGGAGCAGGAACTAAACCGAAAAATCTTTACTGAAGCAGAGCGTAAAGCGGGTTACTTCGTGAAGTTTAATCTTGCTGGAATTATGCGTGGTACTGCAGGTGAACGAGCAACATTTTACCATGCGGCTATCACTGATGGTTGGATGTCGCGAAATGAAGCTCGTCAGCTTGAAGATATGAATCCGGTTGATGGACTGGATGAAATGTTGGTTAGCGTGAACGCAGCAAAACAAGCAAATAATAAACAAACGGAGAACACAAATGAGTGATGTAGAAAAGCGCTCCTACGCAGGCGAAGTGCGAGCGGAAAGCCGAGATAATGAGCCTACGCACATTATCGGTTATGGTTCCGTGTTCAATACTATGTCTGAAGTAATGTGGGGTTTTCGCGAAATCATTATGCCAGGTGCATTTGATGATGTGCTTGAAGATGATGTGCGCGGGTTGTTTAATCACGACCCCAATTTCATTCTAGGGCGCAGTAAAGCGGGCACGTTGAGTCTATCAGTTGATGAAACAGGCCTTAAATACGACATTATCGCACCAGATAATCCAACTATTCGTGATTTAGTTATTGCACCGCTAAAACGTGGTGATATTACTCAATCATCATTTGCGTTTAAGATCGCACGCAATGGAGATGAGTGGTATGAAAATGATGATGGTGTGATCATCCGTGAAATTCATAAAATTTCACGCCTTTATGATGTCAGTCCTGTGACTTATCCCGCTTACCAAGAAGCAAGCAGTACAGCTCGCTCACTTGAAGCGTGGAAAGAAGCTCGAGACTCAGGAACAATTGCTAAAGCGGTATCACAAAAAGCCGCACGTGAGCGATTCTTAAGCTTAATTAACGCTAAATAAAAGTAATTTTTATCAATACGAGCCGCAATAATGCGGCTTTTTTCATTTAAAGAAAGAGGAAAAATCATGGCTAAATTACATGAACTTCAAGAAAAACGTCGTAATATCGCGGCTCAAATGCGTCAATTGAATGATGAAATTGGCGAAAAAACATGGACTGAAGAACAGCGTACTAAGTGGGATGCAATGAAATCCGAATTAGGCGGTGTTGAATCACAAATTGAGCGCGAAGAATCATTACGATCAACCGATGCTTTATTTGTTGAAGAACAACGTCAAATTGAAACTGAATCAAAACCAGTTATTGATGTAGAAGTTAAACGTTCCCAAGCATTTGATTCGTTCTTACGTCGCGGCTTAGGCGAATTAAGTCAAGAAGAGCGTCAAGTGATGGCGGAACTTCGCGCACAAGCGGCAGGCACGGATAATAAAGGTGGTTACACCGTACCAAAAGAAATGCAGGCTCGTATTGTTGAACAAATGAAAGCCTTTGGTGGTATTGCGAGCGTTGCTCAAATCCTTAATACTGCAGACGGTCGCGTTATTACTTGGGCGACTGCAAACGGCACCGCTGAAGAAGGTGAATTAATTGGTGAAAATGCTGCGGCAACTGAATTAGATACTGAATTTGGCACAGCTGAGCTTGGTGCGAAAAAACTCTCTTCAAAAATTATCCGCGTATCAAACGAATTGTTACAAGATTCAGGTGTGGATATTGAAGAGTATTTATCTCGTCGAATTGCAGAACGTATTGGTCGTGCAGAAGCTAAATATCTTATCCAAGGTACTGGCGTTGGCTCACCTGCTCAACCTAAAGGCTTACAAACTGCAGTTACTGGTGCAACCCAAGCGGCCGCAGCTGCAGTTGCATGGCAAGATTTTAACGCATTAATCCACTCGGTAGATCCTGCTTATCGCAATGTTGGCAACACTCGCCTTGCTTTCAACGACAATACGTTAAAAACGTTGAAAGAAATGGTGGATGGACAAAAACGTCCATTATGGTTGCCTGATGTGGCTGGCGTTGCTCCTGCAACTATCTTAGGCCATCAATATGTGATTGACCAAGGCATCGAAGATATTGGTTCAGGTAAGAAATTTGCTTACTTTGGTGACTTCAGTCGTTTCATTATTCGTCGCGTGTCAGGTATGACATTACGTCGCTTGGTGGAACGTTACGCAGAGTTCGACCAAGTAGGTTTCTTGGCGTTCCATCGCTTTGACTGCGTACTCGAAGATGTGTCAGCAATTAAAGCATTAACAGGTAAATAGCTAAAAGTGCGGTCAGAAATGGCCGCATTTTTTATTTTGGGGGATGAATGGAAATCACACTAGACGAAATTAAGTTGCAATGTCGCATTGATAATGATGATGAAGATGATTTGTTGTCTGCCTATCTAGTTGCAGCAAAGGCGATGATTGAGAACCACACGAATAGAGTGCTTTTTAATACATTGCCCGAAGAAAAACCGATTAATGCACAAGAAATCACTGGCGATTTGAAAATAGCCATATTAATGCTGATCGCTTACCTATATGAAAACCGTGGTGGATGGAACGAAGGGCAAGGTGTAACAAACTTTGATTTACCTCCAACTGTTAAAGCCATCATTGAGCGTTATCGTTTTATAGATGCGTAGGTGATTAAGATGAACATAGGAAAGCTACGTCACAGAATTACCTTGTTGCGGCAAGTTAATGAAGTTAATGATTACGGTGCAAGTACTCAAACATGGAAGAAAGTAGCTACTGTTTGGGCTTATGTTAGACCATTATCAGGTCGAGAATACTTTTCAGCTCAGCAAGTGCAGTCAGAAATAACTACACAGATATGGATACGTCATCTAGACGGTATCAAACCGTCAATGAGGGTTAAGTTTGGGAAAAGAGAATTTGAAATTCTTTCCGTGCTTAATACTCAAGAGCGTGACGTGTCTTTACAGCTTATGTGTAAGGAGACAGGAAATGTCTAATCTGACTGTGAAAGTTACAGGGCTTAAAGAGTTAGGAAAAAAAATGAATGACCTTGGAAAGAAAACAAAAGGTCGTATTTCTGTTGACTCAATGCGAAAAGGGGCTGTGATTATCAGGGATAAGGCAAGAGCCAATGCACCAACTTTGCAAGAGAAAGTACCGCATCGGAAACGTGGCACTTTAAAAAGAGCCATACTTGAAAGTACAAGGGTTGATAAGTTCGGAAATGTCCACTCTAAAATTTATGTTCGCAAACTTCGAAGTAAAACTATTGAAAACTTTAAAGTTAAAACAGGTAAAGGTGGCGCTAAAAACCCTAACGATCCTTATTACTGGCGATTTATAGAGTTTGGAACATCAAAAATGCAAGCCAGACCGTTTTTGCGTCCAGCATTCTCAACTAAAAAAAATCAAGTATCGCGAGAAATTATTAATAATCTACGCAATAACATTTTTAGAGAGGCTGGTAAATGATTCAAAAAAAACTCTTTAGTGCTCTAAATCCACTGGTATCAGGTCGTTGTTTTTATGGATTGATTCCTGAAACAAATAGTACCTATCCAGTCATCGTATATCAATTCCCAGCAATATCACCAAATTCAGCGTTGGAAGATGGAGATTTGGATGATTTTACGGTGCAGATTGATGTTTATAGCAAAAATCCTGATGACATTTTCGCTCTGCGAAAGGCTATTTTTACCGCACTTGAAACGGCATTTGATTATGCCGAGAGAGAAAGTGATTTCAGTGACTACGAACCCGATACAAAATTACATCGTCGGGTAATAACTTATCAAATTGCTTATGGAGAATAAAACATGGCAGCAAAAACCACACCGTTCCAAAAAACACGGTTTTATATTGGCACATCCGAAGATGCCGGTAAGAAAATTACAGCTTGTTCTGTAACACCAAATGCAACAATTACTATTCCATCAAGCGGATTCAAAACTGGTGATTGTGTCTTAGTTAGCGGATTAGGTGCGCTAGATGGATATTATCCAGTTAAATCTGTTGCGGCAGATGTAATCACATTGGCTGATGAAGTTGATTGGTCAGCGTATGATCAACCAACAGTATTTACTGATGCTAAAGCGGCATTAGTGAAATGGTCAAATAATTTCTGTGAGCTCCGAAATTTAGAGCGTAGCGAAGATACATTGACCGAAGAAGATGTAACTACCATGTGTGATGATGGCAAAGCCACCGAAGCAGGTGAGTTTGAGTACGGTGAGACTCAGATGAAGTTCTTTACTGCGCCAACATCCGAAATGCAAAAATTATGCCGTAAAAAATTCTTTTCGAAATCGAAGTTCCCTTTCCGTTTAGTTTTCCCAAATGATCAAGGCACGATGTATGGCACTGGTTATTTCAAATCTGGCAATGGTTACTCCGGTGAAACTATGGGTAAATTTGAAAGCGGTGCGACTATTAAGCATACAAAACAGGAGTACCATTTACCTGTAGCTTAATAATAAAAAAAAGCCAAGAGTGATCGGCTCTTGGCTTTAATTATTTGATTAACCTTTAATGCAGGAGAAGTTTACCTGCGAGTAAATTTTAACCATAAAAGAGGGTAAATACAATGGATTTGAGAAACAAATTGTTGAAGCATAAACCTAAAGTAACCGAAATTGAAATCCTTGGCGAAAAGTACTATGCAAGATCATTAAGTGTAGGTGATGTGAACCGTGGATTGTTTGGCCAGCACAAACTTTTGTGTGATATTGCAAAAGCACAAGGTATTGAGCTTGATTATGATGATCCTGATGAATTAGGCAAGCAATTAGGAAAAGTTTACGATCCATATCGTTTAGCCCGAAATCTAGCCCTCCGCTTATGTGATAAAGATGGCAATCAATTGTTTAATTTTGAAAATGAAGATGACTTGAAAGCATTATCAAGCCTAGATAATGAAGTTTCTGAAGAATTAAGTCGAGCATTGATGGGCGATGAACCAAAAAACTTAATGACCGACGCAAGTTCCAAATAACTTTATCGCTTGCGTTGGGCAAAACGTTAGAAGAAATAGAACAAATGCCTGAAAAACATTTTCAGGAATATATGCTGTTTTATCAAGAACAGCCATTTGGGTTATGGAGAGATGATTATCGCACAGCACAGATTGCTCATTTGTTAGCGCTAATTCATAAAGATCCAAAACAGAAAGCCACAACATTGAACGATTTAATGCCATTTTTCAATGAAAATAAGGCATCAGAAGATCAAGAAGATGATGGCGTAGAGTCTTATTTGTTAAATCGTTGATTGTTTAGTAAAAAAGTTGAAAAAATTAGCTACTCCCTATTGATTAAAATGAATGTATTTTGTACAGTATAGGTAAGTAAATAAGGAGGGGTTATGTTTAAAGATGAAATTAAACTTATCCATTGGTTGGGTAAAGAGACTATTGCGTTTTTAGCTTTATTCTTTGTATTACCTATCATTTTTATCTTGGCTGTAACAGGCATAACCTTGAAAATTTTACTTGGTGTTTCTCTGGCTTACATTACCTTTTTTGTTTTTGCAAAAGTAGCTATGTTTTTCTTTATGAAGAAAACTGAAAATGAAGTGCTACAGCAAATTGAAAAAGAAAACGAAGTTAAGTACGTCATCATTAAATAAATAGTTAGTGTTTGTATAGAAAGCTCGCAATATGCGGGCTTTTTTTATTTCTGGAGAAAATATGTCATCACTCGGTAGTTTGTATATTGGGTTAAGTCTCGATACAGTCCAATTTCAGAATGGATTGAGTAAGTCGGAGTATCAGACCCGAAAATTTACTAGACAATTTGAAGCTAATTTTTCTCGCGCTCAAGAAAAAGCACGTCAGTTCTCAGAACGCACTACACAATATTTAAATAATATTGAGAAAGCCGCCAATAACATCAATTCGACAACAAAATGGGGTTTTCGCCTTGATAATTTAGGTAGAGCGCAAGATTTGTCAAAGCAAGCTATTGCAATGATGGATAGCTACACTGAGCTACAGAACCGTATTAGACTGGTGACTCATAGTCAGACAGAAATGGCTCAGGCTACAGAAAGCGTATTTGATATATCATCTCGAACCAATCAAGCTGTTGGCGCAACCGCTCAAATCTATCAACGTTTTGCAAAAAATGCTGATACTTTAAATATTAGTCAGCAAAAAGTCGTAGAACTAACAGAAACCGTATCAAAGGCAGTCGCTTTATCAGGTGCGGCACAAGCTTCATCAGAAGCTGCATTAATGCAGTTCGGTCAAGCATTGGCTAGTGGTGAGTTGCGCGGTGCTGAACTTAATTCTGTGATGGAGCAAACACCGGCTTTAGCACAAGCTATTGCAGATGGTTTAGGCGTTAGCGTTGGCGCACTTAAAGATATGGGTAAGAATGGTGAGTTATCTATCAACAAAGTGATAACTGCACTTGAAAAAGCAAAATCATCTGTGGATAGTGATTTCGAGAAACGTGTAAAAACACTTTCGATGTCATACACAAATCTCGAAACATCATTTATTAAATATGCCGGTGAAGCTGACCGCACTTATGGTATCACACAAAAACTGGGCGAGAGTGTAGATTTTGTTTCTAAAAATCTTGATCAATTAATCACTGCAGCGGTTGTTTTAACTGGTGCCTTAGCAGTTGGTAGAATTAGCCAATACAGTGCAGAGTTAGCAAAATCAGGCATTATTAGCGCCAAAAATGCTTTAGCCCATACAGCAGAAGCAAAAAGCATTTATGAAAGAGCGACAGCAATGAGAGTTGCCGCACAACTTGAAATGTCTAGTTTGACTGCTCAATTACAGCTTGCTCAATCTGAACAAACTCGATTTGCATTGCGTGAAAGAATGAAAGTGCAGTCAGCTCAAATTATTGCACTTGCAGAAGCAGAAGCTACAGCAAAACGAAATCTTGCTACAGCAACTAATCTCGCAACGATGGCGGCAAAAGGTTTGCAAAGTGTAATGGCTTTACTTGGTGGCCCAGCTGGTGTTATTGGTATTGCGGCTACATCATTATTATTTTTCAGTTCACAAGCGGCAGAAGCTCGCCAATGGGCATTAGATACATCTATTGCTAATCAAGCTTTAGCTGAATCTTATGATCAAATCACCGAAGCGGCATTATCAATTAAAATTACTGAACAGCTTGAAAATGTCAAAAAATATTACGCTGAAATCGAAAAATTAAAAGCGGGAATAGCGACAAAACAGGTTGGTGCAGATTTTGATGGCATTAGCGTTGGTGGAAATGCAAATGATGCCGAAATTGAAAGTTTAAAAAATAAAATCCAAGTAATTAAAGAAAATGCCGATGTTGCAAAACAGTCACTTGAGAAAATGCTTTCGCCACTTGGCGAGAAGATGTTGAGAGCAGGTAAAAATGTTGATGAAGTGCGGCAGAAATTCAAGTTGCTTGGTGTATCAGCAGAAACTGCAGATAACATTATAGCTAACTTGCCAAAAAGCTTTAATGATACGGCTAATAGTGCAAATAAAGCGGCAGATAAGACGTTAGATTTAAAAGATGCGATGGAAAAGCTGAAAGAGAAATCTACGTCTCTTGCTCAAAAGCTTGAAGTTGCAAAACTCAAACAACAAGGTCAGGCTAAATCCGCTTATGTGTTGGCTGGTCTTTATGAATTGCTTGGCAAGGAAGGTGCTGAATACAACGAAGTATTAATTGGTATTGCTACAGGTACAATCACTGCAGCTAATGCGGCAGATAAAGCTGTCGGGTTATCACTTGAAACACTAAACAAGATTTTAGCCGGTAAAGCAACATTGGAAAAAATGTTTTCCGATGAAACCAAAGTGACAACAATTGAAACGCAAATCAAAGAAAGCAACAAAAAATCAGGTAGTCGCAAATCATCTGGTGAAAATGCTCGAGATAGTTGGTTAAGTTTCTATGATGAAATTCGTAAGAAAAGTAGTTCTAGTCTTGCTGAAATTGACTTGGAACAAACAAGAATGTTCCAGCGCTTAGAAGAGCACAACAAAAAAGGTGTTGTATCTCATCAAGAATATGAAACAGCAAAAACAGCTATCACTGAGCGGTTTGCTCGTCAACGGTTAGAGCTTGCAGGGAAGTATGCGCCTGAGAAATTATTACGTGCGAACTTAAATGATGAGTTAGCGGTAGTTGAAGAGCTTAAAAAAGCAGGACAGCTTACAGGTGGTGAAGCTAATACTGCTGAATTGCAATTGAAATTTGATTATGCTCAAAACAGATCTCAAAGTGCGGTCAATCCATTAGATCAATTACGCGCACTTTATGATCCGCAACAAGAGCTAATTAATCAACAAACGCAAGAGCTTGCTCAGCTACAAGCATTTAACGATCAAAAGTTAATCACGGAAGAAGAATTCCAACAACGCAAACAGCAAATCATTGATAAATACAAAAACAACAAGATCCAAAAGGAAATGGAATCGTATGCTACAGGGCTCAATGATTTGGGGGGCGCTTTTGGCACTCTTGCATCTATGGTTGAACAGTCTGCAGGAAAACAATCTGCCGCTTATAAAGCAATGTTCGCTATCTCTAAAGCATTTGCGATTGCTGAAGCAACTGTAAAATTATCACAGGCAGTAATGCAAGCTATGGCTGATGACACCGCATTTACCCCTGCTCAAAAATTTGCAAATATGGCGGCAGTGGCGGCAGCTGGCGCGAATGTTATTTCGCAGATTATGAGCGTCGGATTTGCTGGTGGTGGTTATACCGGCGACGGTGGGAAGTATGCGCCGGCTGGTATTGTTCACCGAGGGGAATATGTCATCACAAAAGAAGCTACGAGCCGTTTAGGACGTGGCTTTTTAGATCAGCTTAACTATGGCGTTCCGCGCCGTGGGTTTGCTAATGGTGGCGGCGTAAGTATGCCTGAATTGCCTAACTACGGTGGCAATATCAGCTGGAGTAGTGGCAATATTACCGTTAAAGTCATCAATAATGGCGAGCCTGCTAATGCCAATGTTGAGCAAAGACAGCGTAATGGTGAAACCGAAATCACGGTAGAGTTAATTCGTCAGATAGCAAGAAATGAAACTAACGGTATTATTTCGAATAATATGCGAGCTGGCGGCGTGTTTGCTTAGGAGTGGGTATGGAAACATTTAAATGGTGTGTTAGACCTGATTTTCAGATTGAAAATGAGCCTACTGTAAACTCGATTGAGTTTGGTGACGGCTACACCCAACGCCAATTACAGGGGATTAACAGCTTACTTCGCTCTTATTCAGTGGAAGTTAAGGTTAAAAACAAAGACCGCCTAGAAGTTGATGAATTCTTTAAAAGACACAAGGGAATTCATCCTTTCCTTTTTAAGGACCCGTTTACTGGCAAAAATATCAAAGTTATTTGTAGTAAATGGCCGGCGAAAATGGATTTAAACTTCACTGAGTTTAGCTGTGATTTTACGGAAGTGCCGTAGGTGCGTTATAATGTAGCCATCATTAAATAGCGAGGTTTAAAATGTCAGATATAAAAGAGATAAGTCCAGAAGTCGTCAAAGAAAGAGTAAAACTTTATGAGCGAGCTTTTGGTGTTAAAGCTGTGGAAGTTGATGATATTGTTATTAACGACAAGGTAAGAGATGTTTTTCGTTACTATATGGATTTCGCATTTTGCTTAAAAGATATTGATGAAAATTTTGATTTAGCCATTAAGCAATTCATTCACGCAATTAGTCAGCCTAGTCCTAGAGGGCAATTTTTCGAGCCTCTAGCTTTCCTGCGAATTGTTTATGAGTGGGATGTATTTGATATGCAGTTTGAATACCTGTCAGGCACATGCCCAAGCGAATTCTTAGATGAGCTAGCGAAAATTATATAGCAAAAAAACTAAACTAACCGCACCTTGAGCAATCATCGTGCGGTTTTTTATTGGAGCAAATATGCCACAACTAATTAGCAATAAATTCAAGTTAGACCTTTCCAAACTAGAGCAAAACGCACTGATTGAGTTGTTTGAAGTGGATTTAAGACCGCTGCGAGATAGTGACGGAATTAGTGGTGAATTATACCGCTTTTATGCTGGCACTAATGAGAAATCACAACCTATTGTATGGCAAGGCAAGACTTATGAGCCATTTGCGGTTAAGGCTGACGGGTTCGAGATGTCAGGCAGCGGCCCAAGCAATCGACCAACATTAACACTTGGGAATGTTGGTGGATTTATTACCGCACTTTGTAATCGCTTTGAACAGTGTTTAGGTGGTGTAGTTAGACGAAGATTGGTCTATATGCACTATCTCGATGCTGTGAATTTCGTAGATGGCAATAAACAAGCCGACCCATCGCAAGAAGTATTGAGCTATTTCTTAATTGAGCAATTATCCTCACTCAATCGAGATGTAGCTCAATTTACTTTAGCCTTACCGTCCGAAACCGACAATGCATTAATAGGGCGAATGATTACCTCTACTTGTAATTGGTTGTATCGTGGCGTTGAGTGCGGTTATACAGGGCGAGCAGTGGCAGACGAAAAAGATCAACCGACAACCGACCATAAAAAGGATAAATGTAGTGGGTTATTGACTGGCTGCAAGCTAAGAAATAACACGCACAACTATGGCGGATTTGTTAGCGTTGACAAATTGGGGTAGAGAATGGACGGTAAACTACACAATGAAATAATCCGTTACTCAAAATCAAAAGAACCACAGGAAAGCTGTGGTTTTGTTGTTTTAGTGGACGGTGAAAAAGTCTTTATACCTTGCGAAAACGTGGCAGAAGATAAGGAAAATCACTTTGAAATCACGCCAGAGGATTACATCAACGCATCAGAGAAAGGCGAGATTGTGGCATTGGTCCACTCACACCCACAAGGCGTGCCAAAACTCTCTCAATCAGACTTGCAAGCTCAACTCTACAGCCAGTTAGATTTCTGGTTGGTATGTGACGAGCGAATTCATATTTTCCCCAAAATCACATTTTTAATTAGCCGTGAATTTAAGCACGGTGAAACGGATTGTTACACGCTATTTAGAGATTTTTACCGCTTATCTGGTTGCGAATTACCTGACTTCGACCGCCCTGATTATTGGTGGGAAGATGGTTTAAGCCTCTACTTAGACAATATGGAAAAGTGCGGATTTGAGCAAGTTAAAGAGCCTCAAGTTGGTGATGTGATTTTGATTAGCGTTGGGGCGAATGTGCCTAATCACGCTGCTATTTATGTAGGCGAGCAAATGGTTCTTCATCACGCACCGAAACGATTATCTAAGCGAGATTTGTACGATGGTTACTGGCTTAAACACACGCACAGCATTTGGAGATACAAAGAATGGTCAACGTTAGATTCTACGGCAGCCTTAAACAGTTTGGAACTGAATTTAGGCTAGATTGCAAAACGCCAGCCGAAGTCGTTCAGGCTCTAACAAGTCAAATTCCGAAATTGAGACAATTCATTCAGCAAGGCTTATTTACCGTGAGAGTGGGGAGAGAGTATTTAGACAATCGCTATCTTGAGCAAGGATTAAATCAAAGCTTAAAAGAAGATGCAACGGTGCATTTCACACCTGTTCTAAAAGGCTCTAAAAAAGCTGGCTTATTCCAAACCATTGTAGGTGCTGTGATGGTTGTCGTAGGTGCATTTACTTCTTGGGCTGGCGGTACGATGTTGATTGCTGGTGGTATTGGATTAATGGCAGGCGGCGTTGCTCAAATGCTAACAAAAATGCCATCTATGAAATCTGGTAAAGAGACGGAAAAGAAACAATCAACAAGTTTTTCAAATCTTTCAAACATGGCGGCGCAAGGTCGCCCTGTGCCGCTTGCTTATGGCCGAATTAGAGTTGGATCGCTAATTATCTCACAGGGTATAGAGACTATGGACGTTGACAGAGAGCCAACTCTAGCTGACCGAGGAAATAAAATCGGTGGCGATGGTAGCAGTAATAGCGGCAATAACGGAATCATTGATAAAAACAGGTATCGAGATAAAAGCGGAAGAATTTATCCTTGGTTAGAAGCGTGGGAGTCTTAAAATGGGTAAAGGTGGTGGTGGCGCGCATACGCCAGTTGAGGCTAAAGAAACTAGCCTCAGTAAACAGCTTGTCAAATTTGTCGAGATTCTTTCCGACGGCGAAGTCGCAGGATTGGCAAACGGTATGAAATCCGTTTATCTAGACAATACACCAGTTCAAAATAGCAATAATTCATACAACTTTAAAAACTTTTCACTGCAAGGCCGAGTAGGTAGTCAAGTTCAAGGCGTGCTAGGTGGATTTAACACTTCCGAAAAAGAGGTTTCCGTTGGCGCACAGGTTAAAAACAATCTACCAATTACAAGAACAATCACAGATAGCAAGGTATCAAGATTAAGATTTACTATTGGCGTGCAGTCCCTATCCAATATAGAAGAAAATGGGGATATTAAAGAAACCGAAGTTAACCTTGCGATTACCATTGGTGGTACGGTTTACCCTGTAACAATCTTCGGTAAGTATAGTTCCCAATATCTTCAACAGCATACATTTAAAAACTTACCGCCCGCTCCATTTACCATTAAGGTTGAACGACTAACAGCGGATAGTAACTCTCAAAGACTTCAAAATAACACGGTGTGGTCTAGCTACACAGAGGTTATTGATACAGAGTTTACATATCCAAACACCGCTTTAATCGGGGTTAAATTTGACTCTGAATACTTTGGCAATATTCCTAATAGAACCTATGACCTATTAGGAATCAAAGTAAAAATCCCAAGTAACTATAACCCTAAAACAAGACAGTATTCTGGCGTTTGGGACGGCACATTCAAAATAGATTGGACGGATAATCCAGCTTGGGTGCTATTTGATATTGTCACAAATAAGCGTTACGGATTAGGCAATAGATTAGGCGAGTTTGGAGCTGATAAATGGACTTTATACCAAGTAGCCCAATACTGCGACCAGCTCGTCCCAGATGGATTCGGTGGTCGAGAACCTAGATTCACTTGTAATGCGTGGCTAACAGAGCAGCGTTCTGCGTATGATGTGATTAATGACATCTGCTCAATCTTCCGAGCGATGCCAGTGTGGAACGGTCAACAGCTAACAGTTGTAATGGATAGACCAGCCGATCCAGTTTGGACTTACACAAACGCAAACGTAGAGAATGGTGAGTTTAATTACACATTTTCAGCGAAGAAAGCTCGCCATAACGCAATTCAGGTTGAATACGCAGATAAAGACAACTCTTACGAAAGAGCGATTGAGTACGTTTCAGACGATGAATCAATTCGCAAGAATGGCTTAAACGTTAAAAAAATAACCGCCTTTGGTTGTACATCTCGAGGACAGGCACACCGTACTGGCTTATGGTTATTGCAGACGGAGAAACTCGAGACTAAAACTGTCACCTTTACGGTTGGTGCAGAGGGATTAATGCACGTTCCAGGTGACATCATTAAGGTTGCTGACACGTACTACGCCGGCACGAATATTGGTGGTCGGGTTTTAGCAATTAATGGCAAAAAAGTTACTCTCGACAGAGAGATTTCCGTCAATGGTAATAGTTACTTTAGCTACATTAACCAAAACGCAAAACATCAAGACATCAAGATTATTTCTGTTAAAGGCTCGGAAGTTACTTTAGACCAAGCTCCGACTGGATTAGAGGCTTATGGCGTATGGTCTTTAAGTACTCAACAGGTAACAAGCCAATTATTCAAAGCCCTGTCTGTTAAAGAAGATGCGAAAGGCAAATATACCATTACAGCCTTACAACACGAACCGCAGAAAGAGGCGATTGTTGATAACGGTGCGAAGTTTGAACCTAAATCAACATCAATTTTAAATGCTCCGCAGATTAGTAATATTGGTGTTATTACTAATCCAGATGGAAGTGTTAGTTTTGCTACTGACATCACTGGCGGTAATGGGTTAGTCAAATACGACATTAAAATCTATAAAGACGGTGCGTTGTATGATGTTCGTTTAGGTCAATCATCGCCTAATATCAGTTTTGATGATTTGGAAAATGGCGAATATACAGTCGTTATCCAAATCAAAAACGAGAAAGGACAGTTACTAGGCGAAAGAACTCAAACCTTTACTATTGATAAACCGCCAGCTCCAACAGGCGTAATTGTTACTGGTGGATTGGGAAACATCACAATCGAATGGGATTGGATTGATGAGGCGACTTCTACTGAGATTTTTGTAAGCGAAACAGACGATATTAAGACCGCCAAACGGTTAGCGAAAGTTAATTCGCGAACTTACACGCACGAAGTCGGAGCGAAACAGGTTAGATACTACTGGTTAAGACATACCAGAGGCGTAAATATCGGTCCATTTAATCAACGGACTGGTATTCGTGGCGAAAGCTCGGTTGATATTGATGCAGAGTTAGAGATTTTAAACAAAAAACTCTCTCAAAATATCGCCGATGAAGTAATTGATACCGCCTTGCCTGCACGAAAACTTGAATTAACTAAAACTGTAAGCGAATTAAATACAAGTAAATTCATCGGACACAACCAAGTTTACAACACCATGGATGGTAAATTGTATGTTTGGAATGGTCGTGAATATACAACCAAAGTCCAAGCTAGTGACTTAAGTGGAAAAGTAAATAAAAGCCAATTAGACAACGCTTTAATTGGTGAAATTAACTCAGCGAAATCAACCGCCGACACTGCTAACTCAGTGGCTCAACAAGCTAAGTCTGAAACGGCATCTCTTTCTGCTCAAATCCAGTCAGAGGCTAATGCTCGTGGAACTGCAATCACACAGCTACAGAATGTTGATAAGCAGCAAGCACAGCAAATCACGGCTTTAACCGCTAAAGCCGAAAGCGCCTTATCTGGGTTAGAGGCTGAAAAGACTGCTCGAGCAAATGGCGACAAAGCAGAGGCGAAAGTAAGAGAAACCTTAACCGCTAAAGTTAATAATGCCGAAAGTGCGATTAATGAAATTAAGTCCACGAAAGCAAGTAAAAACGAGGTAGCAAGTCTAGCTCAATCGTCACTACAAGCAATCTGGAAAAATGATGCGAAAGCAGAATTAGACAAATTGCAAGTTGGCGGACGAAACTTAATTATAGATAGCGGTACACCTATCACAAGCTCTGATTACGGACAACGTTATAAAATCACGGAAGCTCCTGCTGTTGGCGATGATGTAGTTGTTACGCTATACGGTGAAGTCGGTGCAGACCGCACCGGTATTGGGGTTTTTAACTCTAGAGGATATGGCGAACTATTAACTTTAGAAAAAGTTGCGGACGGTGTTTATCAAGGCAAAGGCAAGTGGAAGTTAGCTAATGGTGGTCAAAATGAGGGTATCTATGCAGACAACACACACTTAAATCTGTATTTTTATCCAAGTAGTGCCAATTCAAATTACACTATCAATAAGGTTAAATTTGAGCGTGGCACAGTTGCAACCGATTGGACTCCAGCGCCAGAAGATGCAGAAAGCAGTATTGCTAATGTATCAGCGGAATTAACCAATCACCAAAAAGTAACAGCCGAAAAAGACAAGTCTCAAGCACAGCAAATCACAGCTTTATCTAGCAGTGTGGCAAGTGCAAAAGCTGAAGTCCAAAGCGTTAGCCGAACAGTTGCAGATGTTAATGGCAAATTGTCTGCCACTCATACAATCAAAACGCAAGCTATTTCTGGCGGCAAGACTGCAATAGCAGGCATTTCTCTTGGTGCAAACAGAGAGGAAAGCTCTGTTATTGTAATGGCTGACAAGTTCCAAGTTGTGCCAAATTCAAACGGGACACCTAAGCCAATATTTAAGGTGCAGAACGGAAAGGCTGTAGTTGCTGGCGATTTAATTGCTGATGGCGAGGTGACGGCTTCTAAACTGGCGGCAAACTCCGTTACTACTGGAGCGTTGCAGGCTGGGGCGATTAGAGCTGAGCATATTGCGACAACTCAAATCACAGGCGAAAAACTAGCCTTGGGGCTTGGCGGCAATTTGCTTAAAAACCCTTTATTTACAGGTAATTCTGAAGGTTGGCACGGGTTTGTTTTTCACAATGAAGAAATCCGTAAATACTGGACTGCAGGTAGCGTAGGTGTGCAGTATGAAAATCTACGTTATAACACAAATCAGAACTACAGACCTAGAGATAGTCGATATAAAGATGAAACATTTAGCCTTGCTAGATGGACTGTAAATGGATTCTCGCAGCTAGCCACTGATAGTAAAAACAACCAGCTTTGGGTGGATAATGCACGAGTATTTGCCAATGTTATCGCAGGTAAAACCTACATATTTTCTGCTTATGTAGGCTGTCATCATTGCGGTGGTTACTTGATAGCAGAAGAATATAGTGCCGACAGTAAAAATTACGTCCGCTGGATTGCAGGCTCTGGGTTATTTGGTGAGCGAGACAGAATATTGCTTAATGATGGAGAGGCGTGCGCTGAGGCTAGCTCTTCTCATTTTGCGAATGGGTTAAACACAAGTGGCGCACATCGAGCTTTTGTTAAGTTCACAGCCCCTAGCAGTGGTGTGGTTTGTCTTATTTTCCGTATTGCGAGATTTGGCAATAAGCAAGCATACCAAGACTGCTATATGGCTAGAGCGATGCTCGAGGAAGTTAATCCAAATCAAAACGCGCCTAGCCCTTGGCGAGAAACCTCAATAACCTCCATTGATGGCGGATCGATTGTTACTAACTCAATCACTACCAAGCAGCTCGGAGCCGATAGCGTAACCGCTAACAATATCGCAGCCGGTGCGATAGCTGCAAAACATATTGCAGCAAATAGTATTAACTCAAATCACATTGTTACTCGCTCTTTAACCTCTGATAAGCTTAACGTTGATAGTTTGTCTGCTATTAGCTCTAATATCGGACGGATTACAGCAGGCGATATTACTGGTACAAATATCCACGGTAATACTATTAGCGGTGGTGAAATTCGAGGCTCAAATATCAATGGTGGTACGATTCGAGGCGTAATCATTGAAGGTAGTACAATTCGAGGTGTGAACATCGAGGGTCAAACCATCAAAGCTGATAATATTATTGGTGATATTGCCAAGTTTTATAGCGTTTCGGCTTATAGGTCTGACAATAGGTATGATTGGGATAATACTCATTTAACTATAGATCTGCCAGCCGCTCCGTTTTGGCGTAAGGCCTTGCTTTATCCAACCGTTCTGCCGTTCGGAGTTTATTCTTCAAACAATGAAGGTGATGGCGACAGATTTTCTGGTGTTCACATCAGAATGTACTTAAACGATCAACGCAGAGCATTTAACTACACTAACACCACGCCAGAAAAGAGCAATTGGAATGAGCAGTTTATAATGCTAACAACAATGATGGATCTAGAGCCAAATAGAGCACACAGAATACGAATAAGACTTAGAGCCAGCGATAGGCATATAAACATCAATGGCACCACGTTCACATTCATGGTTGCTCGCAGCTAACACCAATTCGCAGTAGTGAGTTGGTGTTTTTATTTATGGAGTTTAAAAATGTCAGTGTATATCGCTTTCTACAAGCACAAACGCAAGCGTAAAGGCTTTAAAAATACAGTCTATCGCTTGTGTGATGACACAATCCGATTTCTGACAAAGGGGGATTATAGCCATTGTGAAATGGTTATCCCCAATTATGAGAAAAACGGAAGAATGTTATTTGAGTGCTACACAGCAAGTAATATTGATGGGGATGTAAGGCTTAGACTTATGCCATTGCCTAGCGACAGATGGGATTTGGTCGAAGTTGATATTGATGCTGATTTAGTCAGATTATTCTACAAACAAACCGCAGGGCTGAAATATGACTGGCTTGGTGCGCTTGGTGTGCTTTTGCCATTCAAGCAAAACTCAAGGAAATATTTCTGTTCAGAGTGGTGCGCTGAATGTCTAGGATTTAACAATCCGCACAGATTCAGCCCAAATTCGCTTTACCGCAAACTAAAAAATGAGGATGCTTATGCAATTTAATAAAATCTTAAATCCTGTTTATTCAACCATTGCCTCTTACTCAATTCAAGAGGATGGTTCAATCAATGCCAAATATGTAGTCGGCTCTGGCGCTGATAGTGGTGATTCTGTAACAGATTTCACACCAATTACATCAGAATATAAATGGATTGACAGCGAAACAGCAAATGCGATTATGGAAAAGCCGCTAACCAAAGAGGAAACATCAAAATCGTTAAAACAGGTAACGATTGACCGCATCTATACTCACTTGAAAGAAAACGGATTAATCGTTATTTAATCGATTCAAATTCAATCAACCGCACTTTGAGTAATCATCGTGCGGTTTTTTATTGGAGCAAAAAATGGAAAACATTGAGCTAGAGACAGTGCGTGGTGATGATGACGGATGGACGTTTGAAATCCTAGAAGATGACGAAAAGAAGAGTGATTTAACCGGTAGTCGATTTGATATGTGGATTGAGCCAAAGAAAGGCGAGATTATCAAGTTATCAACGGAAACAGGTGAGATTACTGTAAGCGAAAATCTAGTTACGGTCACATTATCACACGAAAAGACTCTTGGTGCGAAGTGGGAAACAGCAAGCTGGGATTTGCAATACACCAGTCCGCAAGGATTGGTGAGAACGCTTGCAGGCGGTGAATTTACGCTTATCCACGATGTAACGGAGGCGAGATGATTATTAGATTAGTTAAACGCTCAAAACCTAACATCAAGGTTAAAGTGCGGTTAATAAAAGAGATTGGCAGTACTCAAAAACTCCCAACTCTTGAAGAATTAAAAACTCACTATCAACTAGGAGCTTTATAGTGGCACAACAAACAGTAGCAGAACTTCTCAATAGCTTTGCTGAATATCTTGGCGCTCAAGATAAGGAAATCATTGCATTAATTGAGCAAAAGATTACACAGCTAAAATCTGACTTGCTAGGCGGTGACGTAGCGGCTGATTTAGATACGTTGCGAGAATTAGCCGACGCAGTCAGAAATCTTAAATCTGGTGAAACAATGCCAGAGAGACTAATTCAAAAAATCACAGAATTTAAGTCTAGCCTTGATGAGGTTATTGAAAAAATGACAGCTTTAGAAAATCTAGATTTAAAAGCAGCGTATGAAAAAGGCAAATTAGGTCAATAGGAGGAAATATGGCTAATTTTGGAAGTAAAAACGAAACATTCGCTTATTTAGTCGGCAAAGATATTGCGGAAATTAAAGCGAAAATTGAAGGTATCGGCACAACCAGTGGCGGGCTAGATGTTTTTAAAATTGTTATTCCTTCTGTAACAGAGGATGAGGTTATTAATGGCGCTACAGCAGTCGTCAATCTTCCAGATGAATTTAAAAATTCACTAGTTCTTTTAGAGAAATACGGCTCATACTCAACGTCAATTTTAAGTGATACCATCGAATTCAATGCTAACGCTGTAGAGCAAGAATACTTCATCATCAAACTAACTGATTTTAAAAATCCAAAATTGACAGTTCGCGCGACAATTAAAGAAGCAAGCAGTGCAAGTGATGCTTAA